TGACCAAATTCATCTAAACTAATAGTAGCTTTGTATGTCTGGGGGGCAGCACCCGAATTACCCATCATCATTTCGTATAGTCCTAACTCATGATCAATATCGTTCTTGGCATCTTGCTCATTTTTATAGAGTTCATTGGGCATTGGCATGGGTTGAACGGGCATTGGTGCACCATCAGTGGGATCGTATTGGATAGCTACACCCGGTTGTGCCCATTTTTGCTCAAATTCTGCCATGTCCACAGAACCCTCTGGAACGAGTATCTTAACATTAGTACTTGTGGTTGCGTGTGCAATTATAAGAGATCTAATCTTATTGATATACTGTTGTAAGTGTTTTACTAAACGAACATCAGATACGGGGTATGGTGTTCTTGTGTGTAGGTTCATAAACAAAACTATTGGGTAATGTTCTGTAGGAAGAATGCGTTCATATAAGAGCGTGTCACCCATTATAACAACCTGTCTGACCCTCCAAACAGGAACGGAAACTACATCAATCTGATTCATTTCAATTAACTGAGCATAGTTTGTTTGTTTTATTTCAGGTTTCTGGGGTTCTTGGGGGATTTGAGGTGTTTGTCCAGCCATCATCCCTCCTGAACCTTGATACCTATCAACAACCGCTTGTGATGCTTGTGCAACCGCCGTGACCTGTTGCTTGAAAGCCATTACTTGATTTTGGTATTGCTCCATCAACTGTTGTATTTGTGCTTGTGCTCGTTGGGGGTCAACAACAACTTGCCCCTGAATTAGCCACGCTGGCTTCTTTACATACTCCCTAAACTTCGCATCGTCTAAAACCTCTTCCATCTTAGAAAACTTCTCAAATGTACGATAGCGGTGAACTATTATTTTTTGGTATCGTTCGTATCCGCGAATATACTCATCGCCATCTCCAAGTGTGATGGTTGTTTTTGTTTCGCTATCTTCTGGAAAGATAACACCGCCATCATTAAACGCACTCGTTTCAGGTCTATCCCCCACCTGATCGCCTTGAGCCGTCTTAATGGCATCTCTGTACATGGGTTCCATTTTTATCGCTTGGTTTTTAGTGAACAGGCGTGAAACCACTATATTCTCTGCATCATCACACTGTCTTTCTCGTGAATTTGGGTCGATATAGAGATCTAGTGGGTCGATATCTCTAATCTTAACCTCTCCCTTTCCTGTGTCCCCCATGGGGTCTTGGTACACGAGCATTGCCCCCATCCCAGTTACATAATAATCATCAACAACGGTTCTTAATCTTGTCTCTCCGTCTGATATCTGCCATACATATTCAAGTAACCCGTTCATTGCCTGAGCAGCTTGATTATCACTATCCTCTCTGGGGGATACGCGAAAAGATGGTCTATTTGATGTTATCAGTGCTTTCGCTGCTTCAACAGCAGGATGTATCCTGTTGACAACAATTGGAGATTGCCCTCGCGACTTTAACTTTTTCTCTTGCTCAGCACTCCATTGTTTGCCTAACTTAAACTCCCTATCCTCCTGTGCATGTTGTGCCCATGTTTCACGAGCTTGTGAGTAGGTTTTGAATATATCCTGAGTCTCTTGTACTACGTCCTTTTTGACTTCTTCCATTAATTAAAACTCCTATACCGTCATCCAATCGATGACTTTGCTCAAAATATTTGTATCATCTTTCTTGCTGGGGTTCAATTTCTCTTTTCTACAAGGTCTTGCACCATCCAACGCCATGTGCACTGCATCCATTACATCGTCATGCTTTCCTTTTGGGTATGAAAGGAACTCTTTCTGCGGTTCTAAATCTTGTGGTCTAAAGAAAAACTTACCTTGAGCAAAGAGTGGTACGAGGGACAATAACCTCTCAGACTTAGAATTACGGGGTTTAACGCCCTTTTCTAGTCCAGGTATGTAAATTCCCTCATCTCGCATTAGTTTGCGCGTATGCTGCCGTAAGGCCTCTTGATAGCCAACTGTCTCTACCTTCATCCTTCTTGGTGAGTATTTCTTAAATGCATCTATTATTAGTTGTGGTTGTTCAGCTGGGTTTGTTCTGGATCTCTCTATGTCCACGATGTAGACATTTCCTCCGTGATCCATGGCTACTGTTGCTATCACAAAGTAATCCGCATGCCGAGAGAGGGAGGATGCTGGGTCTATGCCCGCATACAACTCGACAGGCGTAATCACTTCTTCTTCACCTTGTAATTGAACTAAACAATTCTGTCCAGCTATTTTCTTATATTTCTTGTGATGTATCTTCATGTATTTTGGTTTGAACGGAGCATCTCCTGGAGCTTGCGGTTGGTTCATATACTCCTGATAGAACCCCGCCAGATTACCTACAGATGCCATATCGTCTCGTAAGGCTATAATCTCCTTACGAGTGTACATCTCTGGCCATACTGGTATCTCATTGTCGTCCCAGATAGTATACCAGAGAGTTCTCCATGCTGGACTCTCTTTAGCCCAGAATAAGAAGCAATCCTCAGATATTACCGTACCAACCATAATAAGTCTACCATTCTTAGCTAAACTAGGAATAACAGCCTCTGTAAGCCACTTACGGTTCTTTGCTCTACCTTCTGCTGTATATGCGTTTTTCTCTGACTCAAAATCATCCACAATGATTAAGTTAGGTCTATCATCCACATGAATCAATCCACGTAAACTCTGTCCTGCACCAGCAGCTACAACTCTAGCCCCGTTACCAAATACAACGCTATCTTCTCTCCATGTGGTTGCTGTGTCAGCTCCAATGTTCCCGAACATAGCAACAAACTCTTTCGAGTCTGTCAAATGTGTCTTTAGTCTTGTTAAGAAATTAATGCTCTGAGCACGAGACTCAGATATAATTAATATAAATAACCCTTCGTTTGATTTCTTGAAAGCTATACGCCATGCTGGGTAAAGGAATGACATAATTGTTGACTTGGCTGTTCTCCGTGGAGCTGCACACAATACTCTCGGTATTGACGCATCTCTTACTGTATCTAATATCTCTTTGTGAAATGGTGGTGATTTCTCACTAAATGCGGTTGGGAACATCATTCTCCCAAATAAACCCACATCACCTTTCATTTTCTTTAAAGCAGCTAGTTTTTGGTATTCTAGCTCAAAATCTTGACTATTCATCATCAACCTCCATAGTTGTTTGTGTTGCTATTAGTTTCTGCTCTTCTTCTCCGAGTCTGTCTAATAGTCTCCGTGTCGTGCTTGCTTCTAGTTGCTGAGTAGTCTTGATTTGTTTCTTCTCATTCATGCCATGCATGTTTTGAAGGTTATCTACCGCTTTTAGAAGGTTTGTCACGTCTTTCTTTTCCTTGGCCATACCGATCGCTTCAGTCAATAAATCGAGTGTAAAGCTCTCCGTAAGTCCATGTTCGTGTAACAGCTTCTCTAGTTCTTCTCTAACCATCTTTTTAAATACCTCTGTTTTCATCCTACGCTTGTATGTAGCGTGCTGGTTGTCCGTGTGGTCTCCCAGGGCTATATCGAGCGATAGGTCTTTGTCCATAGTCATAGCGTAAGCCATGGCTAGGTTCTTCATCTTACCGTCGCCTTTAGCAGCGACTTCTAATTCTGGAGCTCCAGTATAGGTGTGCTTGGAGCGTCTACCTTGTGCTTTAAATTTCTTAGTTGGGTACCTTGGATTATACAATACATAGCCGAAAGGCATACGAACATACTTATTCTGGCCTTTTCTGCCATCCGAGTAGTGAGATACCTTGAGTACCTCCGCAACAAAGTCGTCATCTGTAACTGCATATTCCCCCTCTTTAGCTACTTTCCAGTCGAAGAACTTTATCCCTGCTGTGAGGGCTTCCTCTCTGGTGCGTATCCAATGGTCTCTTGGACCATCGTTATGGTTTATGTGTATTGAATACATTAAGGTAAAAAGTTCACTCTTTTGAAAGCCGCTTGCATATCTTTGTTCTGTTCATTCTTTATAAAATTACTTAGTTTATCAAATCTATCCGTCAACAAGTTACCATTGGTCTGTGTTTTGCTTTCCAGTATCATATTATTGTAGTTGTTAGAGTCCACCGCTTTTCTTAATTTAGGCCAGTTTTTCTTTGTAACATCACCAGTGTTAAAAATTTTATCTATAAGAGATACATATTGGGCGTTATTTAGATCACTCGGCAGTATATTGCTACGGTTTATTAATTCATCTTCCGCTAGCATTAAATCCTTTACAAGAAGTATATTTATATCTCTATTACTTAGTCCAGCGGAGAAGTCTTCACCTTCTTGTATCTTGTGCCCATACCCTATTGTATCAGATCCACCCTCATAACTTCCAAAAGGATAGAACTTTCGATCTACTTTGTTTAAACCCTTTAACCTGGGATTTTCAACACTTTTAAAATATTCTAGTATCTCCGCATCCTCTAGGTGTGGTGATCTTCGTTCAAATCTACTCATTATCTACTTACCCCAGCCCATAATACGGGCTTATTTCTAGTTTTATCGTCTATGTGAATGTGTTTAGAACCAACCTCAATACCAGAGAAACCGCACTCTATTGCTAGGGTTATAAGTTCCCTAGTATACGAGTCTGATTTTATTCTTATATCTAATGCTAATCCGTCCATGTGAGCAGACTTGGTAGCTCCACCTATGTTCTTGTTGTGCTTCTTGCATCTAAAGCCACTAGTTACATTCATAGCTTTCTCAAGTTCTTCTCTGAGGGCTACAATCTTGCTCATGAAGCGCTTATCCATGTAAACCTTACCACAACACGGGCAAGCTAGCTCTTTAGTCGTAAAATGCTTGTATTTAGCCATTAAGTGAACCTCTTAATATTTTTTATTAAAAAATTTTCTTCCATCTCTATCCAATTCTCCAGTTCTTCATCATAAATATCCTGAAAAAGCGTTGAGTTACAAAAATAAGGTACGTCTGTAGCAAGTTGTCCTAGTAAATAAGGAGTAGTGTGTGCGTCTTTAAG